TTCTAAGGAAGACCGGGAAGAGTTTTCTGAAAACAAATACGCACGGCGTACTCATCTTGTAGCTAAACCAATGCTTGGTCGAGTGATTAAGGTTGAGACTGTTGGGCTTGGTAATCTTAAAGTAGAAACATTTAATGGCATTCAATCTGACGTATGATCCCAGCGATGACCCGATTGCACTTGAGGAATCGGACCAGCGGGATCAAGAAAATCTTGAAATCGGTGAGCGTCTTGAACAGGAGCAGAACAATCTGCTTGCTGGTAAGTATCGAGATGCTGAAGAACTAGAACAGGCATACATTGAACTGCAGCGCAAGCTTGGTTCTCGTGAACCTGAAGAGCCCACCCAACCTGAGGAATCTGCAGAAGAGGAGGCCCCACAGGAAGAAGAGTCTATTGACTATTCATTCCTCAATCGCCTTGCTCAAGAAGCTGATGGTGGTGAGTTTACTCAAGATACCCTGGCTGCATTGGAGCAGATGTCTGCTTCTGATATTGCAGACATGTTCCTTGCTTACAGGCAAGAGACTCCTGAGCAAGAGCCTGGATACCAGATGACTGGCGAGGATATCGCTGAGCTTAAAGGTGTTGCAGGTGGTGAGCAGGAGTACACCAACATGATGTCATGGGCATCGCAGAATCTCACACAAGAGGAGATTCAGGTCTATGACTCTGTCATGGATAAAGGCGACCCTCAAGCTATCTACTTTGCAATTCAAGCATTGAACTATCGCTATAAGGATTCTGTTGGTTTTGAAGGTCAGATGCTCACTGGTAAAGCTGCTCAGTCTATGGATGTATTCCGTAGTCAAGCTGAGGTTGTCAGGGCGATGAGTGATCCTCGCTATGAAAACGATCCGGCCTACCGACAGGATATCTACGACAAACTTGAACGTTCCGATCTCAATTTCTAATCATGGCTCGTCCCGCTAAACGTGGGAAGAACCAGCAGTTGCAAATTGCACAAGGCAGAAGCTTTGATCTGCAAGAACCCTATATCCCTGGTGGTCAAAGCTACAAGGGAATTCCTAATGCAACGCCTGAGATGCTCCGTCGTCTTCAGGAAAGGAAGCTGAAGAATAAAGGTGGGCAGCAATTGCCAGGCTTCCTCAAAGAGGTCTAACTCTAGAAGAAAGAAGTAAGCAATATAAAAGTCCTTTGCAACGAACTCATGCTTTCTCTGACACTTACCCTCGCTTCAATTGCCTCATGGTATGGAACGCCGTATCACGGTCGTCCCACTGCCTCTGGTGAGATCTTTAACCAGAACTCAATGACTGCAGCACACCGATCCCTTCCATTTGGAACCCGTCTTCGTGTCTGCAACAAACGTAACAAACTCTGCACAACTGTACGTATCAATGATCGTGGCCCTTTTATTCATGGTCGTGAGCTTGACCTCAGTCGTGCTGCTGCGCGAGCAATTGGTTTAGAGAGTGAGGGTGTTGGTCAAGTTACCATTACCCGAATTAAGTGACATGGCAAAAGCTTTTGATCCGAAAATTTCATCCGTTGCTTCCATCCTGTATGTGACCCCGAGCAGCAGTGCTCGTGGTTTTGTTTACGGCTACACGGGAGCAGCTCTTACTCGATACAGCCCTAAAGGTCAGGCAGCTAAGCCTGGAACTTTGGATGTATCTCCAACCACTTGGTAATTTATGACATCTCAGAACATTAAAACTGGTCGGTTCTCATCTCGTCAGATGGAGACTGGCCTCAGTGTTCCTGAGCACGACTTCATCGGGGTTACTAACGATGCAAACGGTAACCCCACAACTGTCGTCTACAGGGCTGGTGGTGCAAGCGGCCAGATCGTCTCGACTGTCACCATGACATACGACGGTAATGGTTATCTCACAAGCGTGACTCGTATTTCCTAATGTTTAGACTGAATCCAATTACTGGCATTCTGTCGTTTGTTCCTGAGTACGCACCACCTGGCCCACCGGGGGATCCAGGTGAGCCTGGCTTCGATGGAGAGGCTGGCCCGCCTGGTCCTACTGGTGAGCGTGGCAAACCAGGAGAACGTGGTGAACGTGGAGAACGTGGAGAGCCAGGACGCGACGGTGTGGACGGCTTAGGCATCCTCAGCGGTACTGCTCCCCCATCACCCTTCCTTGGCAACAAGGGGCAGTTCTACATCGACTATCTCCACTGGACTATTTACGGGCCAAAGGGTCCCGATGGCTGGCCAGTGGGTGTCTCGATGATTGGCCCTCAAGGGATGCCTGGGGTCGATGGCGAAGACGGTAAGCCTGGGGAGCGCGGAGAGCGTGGTATCCCTGGCCCTCCAGGCCCCGCAGGCCGTGAAGGCAAGCAGGGCCCACCGGGGAAGCCAGGCCCAGCAGGTCCTCCAGGTCGTGTGTATCACTCCAACGAATCAGGTACTACTCAACAACGCGGCTGGGTATCCAGTGGCATCACTGTACAGAATAACTAATTATGGCTGCTTTTGTTAAATACAATACTTTCCCTGAGGACCTGTGTTCTGGTGTACATCAATTGCAGACTGGCACCACTCATGTTCTTAAGGTTGCTCTGACTAATACCACTCCAAACGTTGCCACTCATACTGTTCTTGCCAACATTACTGAGCTGACAACTGGCGGCGGTTATACGGCTGGTGGTATTTCTGTTGGAACTATTACTGGTGCAGAAACCAGTGGAACATTCAAACTGACTGGTGGTACTGACCCTGTATGGACGGGCTCAGGTGCAGGTTTCACAGCTCGTTATGCCGTGCTCTTCAATGACACACCTACTTCCCCTGCTGACCCGCTTATCGGCTACTGGGATTATGGCTCCTCAGTTACTGTCGCGGCTGGTGAAACCCTTACTGTTGACCTTGATCAAACAAACGGAATCCTAACTGTAAGCTAAGGCAATGCAATGACCGTTTCATACATTGGCGCACAAGGTGCAGCAACGACAACGGTCACCATTCCGACTCACCAAGTTGGGGATCTGATCCTTATCTTTGCGTATCGAGATGGCAGCAACACTGCGCCTTCAGTGCCAGCCGCTGGGGGAACAGTTCCGACGTGGGTGCAAATTGGCTCCTCTGGGGGTAATACCAACTCCAGTCGTATCCACTATGCAATAGCTACAGCTACTACAACCACCAGTGGTACGTGGACTAATGCCACTGAGCTTATCTGCTTAGTATACAGGGGAGCGACCGTAGGTGCCTCTGTTGGTGGTAGTGGTTCCGCGACTACTACAGTTAACTACCGAGCGCTAGCGCTACAACGTACTGATAACACGAGTTGGGTTTCTGCCTTTGCTGGGCACCGAACTGCTACAAACGTAGACCTTGCTCCTGGCACAATGGTGAACCGTGCCTTTGCAGGTACGGAAGCCGCTGGTCACGATAGCAATGGATCAGTAACTACTTGGACCAGTACTAACGTAACCGTTAACGCTAGTAGTGCCTATCGAAGCTGGGTTGTTGAGCTAAGAGATAAGACAGTTGTACTTGTAGCTGATTCAGGTACACGTACTATTACTCTTGTCGATGCTGGATTTGCTAAGGGTCGAAAGCTTACTGCTGACACAGGTACATTCTCTGTTGTCGGTAATCCCGCTTCAATTGTCCACCAAGCTGAGATCCTTGCGGGCAAAGGTACGGTTACGGTTACAGGTGTACCTGCCTCTCCATTCGTTGGACGTAGGCTAGTTGCAGCCCAAGGTAGCTTCTCAATTGTCGGTGTGGCTGCAGCCTTTTCCAAGGCAGCATCTCGTACCTTGGTTGCTGATAAGGGTACATTCACCGGTACTTACCGTGCAGCCAACCTCTTACTCACACGACGGCTTCTTGCTAATTCAAGGGTGTTCAGTATTGCTGGAGTACCAGCTAATCTTCTTAGAGGCAGACGCCTTACTGCTGCGCCCAGAGCTTTTAATATAAATCTCATTCCTGCATCTATCCTTTACTCTGGCGGTCAGACTGTCGGCAAGTCTTTGTACTACCAATCTATTCTGACAGATCCTCGTAAGTCGATTGTGAACTATACAGTGCCTGAGCACCAACTTGTCTACTACATCAATAACTTCTTCAGAATCCTATAGCCATGAATAAGCTAGGTCTTTACGCAAATATTCACGCCAAGCGCAAACGTATCGCTGCTGGAAGTGGCGAGCAGATGCGGAAACCAGGCACTGCTGGTTCTCCTACTGCTAAACAGTTCAAGATCTCTGCAAGAACCGCCAAGAAGAAGTGACTTATTGCCCGCGCCCGTGGCTTTGTAACGGCGAATGTAAACCCCAAGGAATTGGGTATGGAGCGGGTTGCTGCTATTAGCGCACCTACGTCGGATGGATTCCGTCAGTTCTGGCTCTTCGCTTGTCGAAGGTCCACAACGGGAGTTAAGCACCTCAATGTCGGACTTAACTCCTCTTGGCTTAAGGCCCGCTACGGCGGACACCCTTTAGCCATTGACAGTCTGGAGAGACAGGCAAACAACAATCAATGAATGCACATGACTTTTGTCAATGTGAATTCCTAACCGGTTAGGGAGAACTTAACAACTCTCTCTTTTCTTAAAGTGGCTAACACTAACCAAACCGTACTCGGTACTCTTAATAAGGCGGTATCTAATACTTCCGGCTCTCAGGCGTATGATACCAAGTACGCAACTTATCTGAAGCTCTTCTCGGGCGAACTGTTCAAAGCTTACGAGTCTGCAACTGTGGCTCGTGACACCATCATGCGTCGGACGCTGAAGAATGGTAAGTCGATGCAGTTCATCTTCACCGGCCGTATGCAGGCTGGTTACCACACTCCTGGGACCCCGATCCTTGGGTCTGGTGATCCCCCGGTGGCAGAGAAGACCATCGTCTGTGACGACCTGCTGGTCTCCAGCGCGTTCGTCTATGACCTGGATGAGACCCTGGCTCATTATGATTTGCGCGGCGAGATAAGCAAAAAAATCGGCCACGCTCTTGCTGAGGCATACGATAAGAAGATCTTCCGCATGATTGCCAAGGCTGCTCGTGAAGCTCATCCCATCACCGCCTCCCCTGGTCCTGAGCCTGGTGGTTCGGTGATTCAACTTGGTGCTCAAAAGGAGTATGACGCTCAAGCCCTTGTGGACGCCTTCTTTGAGGCTGCTTCCATCATGGATGAGAAGAATGTTCCTAACACTGGCCGTGTGGCTGTGCTGGCTCCTCGTCAGTACTACGCCCTGATCAGCCAGGTGGACACCAACATCCTCAACCGTGACTTCGGTAATACCTCTGGTAACCTGCAGTCCGGCGAAGGCCTGTACCAGATTGCTGGTATCAACATCAAGCGTTCCAACAACCTGCCCTTCCTGGCCGGTACTGTTGGCAGCGTGAGCGGTGAGAACAATGATTACAGCGGCGACTTCTCGACCCACTGCGGTCTGATCTACCAGAAGGATGCTGCTGGTGTTGTGGAAGCTATCGGTCCCCAGGTCCAAGTGACCAACGGTGACGTGAGCGTCCTCTATCAAGGCGATGTGATTCTTGGCCGTCTGGCTATGGGTTGTGGCACTCTCAACCCCGCTGCTGCTATCGAGCTGCAGTCTGCCCGCGCTTGATAAGTTTCGATTGCTGGTAACACTTCTGCAACCTAATCTTTCAGGACTAAATAATGTCTCTCACTACTAATGGAACTTTCGGTGCTGTTTATCAGCCCGACATCATGCAGCTTGGCAACGTGGTTGATGCGGATCAGACCGTCACCAACAGTGCCACCCTGGTGACGATTCCCCAGCTCACCCTTCCTGTCGGAAAGAACGAGCGTGTTCTTTTCCGCTACAACCTCTTCTACACCAGCACTGCGACTGGTGACCTGAAGTTCCGTGTTGATGTGCCCGCTACCCCGACTCTGTACCGCCTCTTCTCTGAAGAGCAAGCTGCAGATGCAACGGCTATTGTGTGCTCCACGATCACTTCTGAAGCTGATGAAACTGTTCTGTTTGCCACTGGCACTGATGGTTTTATCCGTGTGACTGGTGTTCTGGCTAACGGCACCACTGCTGGTCAGATCCAGTTCCAATTCGCTCAGAACACCGCCACCGGTTCCCAGTCCGCTGTGATCCGTGCTGGTTCCTTCCTTGAATATCGGATCTTCTGATCATGGCTGTTGCTAACACTCAAGGTATCTGCACGACTGATGCAGAGCGTATTTCTGTGGCAAAGACCAAGAAAGGCTATGGCTCTGCCGTGGCTGATTCTGCTGTGAAGTCTGTCACCAAAGGCCTCCGTCTGGCCTACCCCAGCGTTGAGTGCAACATCACCAACGTCTGATCTTTTAATTACTGGGGAGCCTATTAATGGTTCCCCTTTTTTTCTTTAATAGTGATATGCCCTTTCCTAATGCTTTAGTGGCCACCGAACTGGCTGCCGTAAATCAAATACTCGGAGCAGTAGGACAGGCTCCTGTCACTACTCTCGATCAGACCAACCCTGATGTAGCCATCGCCTATGACACCCTCATCGAAGTGAACCGGGAGGTTCAAGCTGAAGGGTGGTCGTTCAATACAGAAACTGAGTACCCGTTCACACCGGACAATAATGGAGAGATCCTTATTGCTGACAATATCCTTCTTCTCGACCTGAGTGATTTATACGAGAATAAAGGTATTGAGGTTGTTCGTAGAAACGGCAAACTTTACAACAAGATCGATCACACGTTTACTTGGGATAGTCAGGTCAAATGTGATGTTGTGTGGTTGTTTGATTTCAACGACCTACCCATCCCATTCCGTGACTTCATTGCAGCACGAGCTGCTGTTCAAGCTTCAACCAAGATGGTTGGTGAGAGCACGGTCTATCAGATGCTTCAACAAAAGGAAGCAATGGCCCGTGCCAATGCCATGGAGTACGAATGCAATCAAGGGAACTACTCGTTCTTTGGAATGCCGCGTGGTAATAACTTCTACAACAGCTATCAACCCTACAAAACATTAGCTCGCTGATATGCCCGCAGTAACTCAACGCATTCCAAATTTTCTTGGTGGTGTTTCCCAGCAGACTGATGATCTTAAGTTTCCAGGTCAACTGAAGACCTGCCTCAATGCCTATCCAGAGCCAACGTTTGGTCTCGTCAAAAGGCCCGGCGGCAAGTTTGTCGTAGAGCTAAAGGATGGGTCTGGTAATGTCATCGCCCCTGGAACCTACGATAACGGTCGATGGTTCTCGATCTTCAGGGATTCAACCGAGCAGTATGTCGGTGTGATCTATGGAGCCAATATCCGCATCTGGAGCCTTGTTGACGGTACACCTAAAACAGTTAACTACGGTTCGGGTGCCACCTCATACTTGACTGGTGGGAAGGATGACTACGACATCCTCACCATTAATGACTACACGTTCATCACCAACAAAACGGTAACTGTCACCACGACTGCTGCTCCGTCATACGTGTACGGCAAACGAGCAACCTTACGGTTGACTCAGATTCAGTTTGGTGAGAAGTACGAAGTCACCATCAATGGTACGACTGTAAGTTACACCA